GAGTCGAAACCCAAAAAAACAAGCATCGGAAGAGGTCAGCATACAAAATATTCCGCTACCTCTCGTAATAAAGCTAAAAAAAGGTATAGAGGGCAGGGCAAGTGAACTGCTGGCACTGCGGAACTGAGTTGATCTGGGGAGCAGATCACGACATAGAGGATCTAAATGATGGAGAGGAGTCAGAATATGACTTTTTCTCCAATTTTTCTTGTCCAAAATGCCATTCATACGTTGAAGTATTCCATTATAATGGTCCAATAGAGGATGGCGAAGTATAATCTTGAACTTCATACCTACCTAGCACCCAGTAATGTGTGTGAAGGAGTTGGAGTTTTTGCTTTACACGACCTTCCAGAGGATTTTACGATCTGGAAAGTCACCAGAGAGCAATGTGAGAAGTATGGATGGGATAAAATACCAAAAAATGTTCATGATTATGTGAATCAAATGACATTTTGTGATGAACAGGGATTTTGGTTGGATTGTGACCTAGATAGAATGTATCCTGCATACTATGTAAACCATTCTGAGAGGTCAAATGTGCGTCTTGGAGAGTTGAGTGAGTATATAACAACAAGAATTATATTTAAAGGCGAAGAAATTCTATTTAATTATCCAAAAGAACATCAAATCTGGTTATGAGTACACTAATTACTAACCTACCTGCATACGAAGTATGGGTTAGAAAGGAATATTTGACAGATCATCAATCTGGACATGGCGAATTTGTAAAAGGAGTCTGGGTAACTGCTAAAAGTATACCTGGTCGTGCATTTTATTTTGAAACATATCTACCTGAGTACGCTGCGATCTATGATAAGTTACCAATATCCGCTTTTGTCTCGTCTCCTGAGACACCAAAACCAGATATGACTCTGCATAATTTGCAGTTTTGGAACTGCATGGACTATGGAGTGGTCGCAGTGCAGAAACAATTTATCGGTTCGATGCACTACGAGGTCTATACAAGGGATTTTGGAACTCAAACGGGCACTTATGTGTGTTCATTAGACAATTATCACTCCGATGTAGACGCAATTGACTACTCTACAAGTGAACAACCTGCTGAACACAAGTCTCATAACATCATAGAACTCGATAATGGACAATTCTGTCTCTATCCAAACAATAGAATGAGGATTTACGACAATAGTATTACCCCAGAGAACCCAAAAATGCCTGATTTTAAAGTTTCAACAGTTTGGTATCAGGTTGAAAATGGTCATGACCGTGATGGATTAGGTAACGAAGACAATTATTTTTGGAAAACATCAAAAGAAAGATCATTTGGTGACGTAGGAGTCGGAAATACTGCGATTACAGGAAATATAGAAATAGAAGGAATGGATTTAGGATAAGTGTTACACAACTCACATAAATAAAGTGAGTAAACTATTAATAAATGTACGGAC